TCTGGCGCGGTTCCTGACGTACGCGGATACGCTGCTCAGCTCCAGCGTGGGCTTCGATGATGTCCGTCAGCCATTCCAGGGTCTCGGTTATCGGGCGTAGAGGCCTCCAGGGCCAGACCAGGTAGTCGCTCATCCCTGCCCCAGGATGCGCCGGATCGCGCTGGCGTTGCGTCTGACGTGGGCCAGGGTCATCTGCTCACCCTCGGAGCCGCTCAATTCATTGGCCACGGTCCGGCGGTCAAACGCGAAGATGTTCTTCTGCGCCTTCTGCGCCCGGGTGGCGGCGATCAGCTCTCGCAGCAAGGACTTTGTCTCCACATCAGATCCACCGCCAACGGCCTGCACGCCGAGATCTCCCGTGGCCGTGCGCCGCAGCGGGAAGATGCCTTCCCAGCCGGCCTCGGCGAACACTCCGGCCCCCTGGGCAAAAGCGAAGAGCTGTGGAGAATTGTAGATCCCGTTGGAGTATGCGGAGAGGGACGGGCTCTGGTAGGCGTTGCCCTTGGCGTTCTTCGAGAAAAAGCTCGACAGCTCGCCAGCGTAATTGAACCCGCCGCTGGCAGATCCCGCAGCAGCGGATCCGCCGCCGAAATATCCGGAGATGGCCGAAATGCCTGTGGAGACCAAAGTTCCGAGCCAATCCGAAGACCCGGACGAGCTCTTGCCGCCACCGAGAAAATTGCCGAGCCAGTCGTAAGCCTGGCTGGTCATGTCCCTAAACGCCAGGCGCGCGATCTCGGCGTTGATACTCGTGACCAGGTCGGCAATTTCAACCTTGCCTGTCTTCACAAACTCGACAACGGCGTCTTCGGCACCCTGAAATGCAGCTGTCGCCGCGTCCCGAGCGGTCTGGAAAGCGTCCTTGGCCGTGGCCCCGTAGTCGGCGACGCCCTGCTTGATGCCGTCAACCCATGTCTGGTTTCTGGCCGTGGCCTGCATCTCGCGGATCTTGTCCATGATCGCCTGGAGCTCCGCCCGCGCGAGCGGATTCGAAGCAACGAGCATCAGCCGCTCGATCTGCGGGACCAGCTCGGACTGCAAGGCCCGGGCTTGCTCGCCGATGGCGGCCTTGAGCTTTGCCCGGGCTGTCGCCTCGGTTTCCAGGCCGGTGATCACCCTGGACTGCAGAGATTGCTCCTTGGCGGTGATGATGGCCTGGGCATCGTTCATGGCCTTGTCGATGCGCTCCTTGGCCGCCTTGGTCTGTTCTGCCGCCAGCTCCGACACCGTCGTCGCTGTCTGCGTCTTCAAGACCTCAACGCGGGCCTGCGCATCGGCGATTTTCTCATCGAGGGCTCGCAGCTGGTCGGAGATCTGCTCCTGCCCGCGAGTGCCGCCCGGGCTCATTTGCCTGAGCCTCGCCTGCTCGGCCTGCGCCTTGGCGATGGCCTTTTCCTGCACTGCGATTTCAGCCGCGGACTCCGTCTCGATGACGCGGCGGCGGGCCGCATAGTAGGTCTCCAAGCTGGTCGTCCCGGCCTCAAAGCCGCGCTGGGCGATGCTCAGCTCGCCGGCCAGCTTGGCTTTGAGGATGTCCAGCTCGCGGCGGGATTGGGCCTGCATCGCAGCCAAGGCGCTCGCCCCGTAGTCGTCCAGGTCCAGAGACTTCCCGGCAGCCGTGGATTTCTTCGCGTATGCCTTGCGGACCAGGGCCTCGGCGTCCTTGTACTGCTGGGAGTCGACGGCGATCCCGGCTTCCTTGGCCTTGGCCGCCAGTTCCTTAAGGGCCCCGCCAACCGGGTCGATCCTGTCCCGGAATTTGTCGAGCCACGTGTCGAAAGATTGCCCCATGATATTGAAGGCTGGCGCGAGCGATTTTGTCTGCTCGGACTCGACCTTCTTGCGCTGGATCCGCGCGGCCTCGTGTAAGCGCGCATAGGCTGCGGAGACCTTGGCCTCCGCTGCTGCGACGGCTTTGTCATCCACGTAGGTGAAAAACTCGACGTCGCCGGACGGGTTGACGCTATAGCCGCTCCTGACCTTCCTGGCTTCGGCCAGCATGGTCTCTGCTTGGGCGATGTCCTGGCGGAATGGGGAGAGAGCGTCTTCACCAAAGGCCTGGGCGGTGCGCATGCGCCGAATGGCCTGCTCCGCCTCTTCAGCTGCGGTCTTGGCCTTGTTCGCGGCGTTCTCCGCCTTGTCGCCCCAGATCATCCATGCCGTGGCACCGGCGGTCAGCAAAGTGGTGATGATGCCGATGGGGCCGCCCAGGGCGGTCACTACCATGGACAGGCCGCGCGAAACCACGGACGCGCTGGTCTGGGCCGCTGCAAGAGCGCTTGTGGCCGTGGTCAAATTCGTCTTGGCCCGCTGCAATGCCACGTCGGCGGCGACCTGGGCCCAGTAGTCCTTCACGGCAGCGCGGTGCGCGGTCGCAGCTGCCACGGCGGCCTCGGCTTCGGCGACCGTGGCTCGATGCAGGGCGATGGAGCTGGCCGCGGCGGCGTTTTGCGCGGGGATGGTTTGCGCCGCCCAGGCGACGGCCGCCGTTCCGCCTTTGACCATGGCCAGGGTCAGGCCGGACACTGCGGCGACGGCCACGCCGCCCAGCATCTCCCGCATGTGGTCAGCCACGAAATCAAAGGTGGCGACAACGCTCTGGCCCGCGCCAGTCCACTGGTTCGCGGCGTCGACCATGCGGCCGAACTCGTCCGTCACACGCGTGGCGGCCTGGCCCATGGTGCGCTGGTAGTTGGCCGCCTCGGCCTCCAGCACGCCGGCCTGCGACTCTAGGGCTGCGACTACGACGTCCGTCGTCAGAAGACCCTGTTCAGCCAGGCCGCGGAGCTTGCCGATGGGCAGTCCCAGGCCGTCGGCCAACGCCTTGGCCAGCCTCGGGCCGTTCTCCATGACGGAATTGAATTCTTCGCCACGGAGCACGCCGGAGCCCAGGGCTTGGGAAAGTTGGCGGATCACCGCCGAAGATTCGGCGGCCGCTGCGCCGGAGAGTTGCAGCGACCGCGCGGCGACCTGTGTCGTGGTCGCGATCTGCTCTTGAGTCAGGCCATAGCCCTGGCCGACCTGGCTGAGTCGCGCCAGCAGCGTCGCGGTTGCCTCGTACCCGGCGCCAGTTTTGGAGGATATCTCATAGCCGCGAGCCTGGGCCGCGCTGAACGCTTCCGCACTGCCGACTGCGATGAGCAGCCTGGAATTAAGCCCCTGGACCGAGTCCGCAAGGTTGGCCAGGTCCCGCACGGAACTTGCCGATGTCCACACCCCGAAGGCGGCCAGGGCGCTGGAGCGCATGCTGTCCAGCTGGCGGGAGATCGACTCGATACCCGCCTTGGTCTTGCCCAGCGCTGGACTTGCCTGGTCCTGCGCTGTTATCCTGATTTTCAGATCTCTGGAGGTAGACATGCTTTCCCGCCTGGTCTTTCAGTTGCTGTGCTACGCCGGCGCCATTATCGCGGGGGCCTTGCTCTGCGGCTTTACCGGGGCCTGGATCTTCCCGGCCTTGTTCGGGGCCGTCTTTTTTGCGGGGCTGAAGGGCGTCATCTAGACCGCTCCCGCCAGATCTTGAGCGCCTCGCCCTCCATGACCCGGATGTCCCTGAAGGCCTGGGTCCGATCCAGGACGCCCATCATCTCCATCGCCGCGTTCAGGGCCTGGTAATCCAGACCAGGTGCGCGGCCACCGAGGCCGCCGAAGTGCCATTGGGTCCGCAAGGCCATGAACAAATCGACGCTCTCAAGACACTCCGGCCAGACCTCGAAATCATCGGGCTCGTCCGTCACCAGGAGGATGCCCAGGGCAAGGGCGCTGTCCTTGGCCTGGGTCATGTCGCCTGCGCCCAGCAGGTGACGGACGGCCCCGATCAGTTTTTTGCCCTGCCCTCTGGGCTATGGGCCTCGACGAACGCCTGGGCCGTTGCCGGCAAAACAGGCCAGAGGCTGAAGACCAGCTCTCTGTTTTCCTCCGTGAACGGGAGAGGGTTTTCCGCTGCGTCAACGACGCCGCTCCAGCCGAGCAGATTCTCGCGCATCAATTCAAGATCCTTCTTTGTCTGGACCTCAACCATTTGCTCGCGGGAGAGACGGCGGAAGCGCGCCTTGAACTCGTACGGGACCTCGTTGCCATTCTCGTCCAGGATCTTGACCTCCACCGGGTACCAAAACGATTCGGACTGGCCGATTTTCAGCATCCACGCCTCCTATTTCACGATGATAAGCAGTTCGTCGTTGCCGGACACGGGGCACAGCCGCATGTCCACGGACACGGCCAGGCGGCCCTGGGCGTTTTCGTACTTGGGACGCCCGAACTGACACGCCGGCGCGTAGCACTGCACGATCTTCCCGGCGCCCACGCCATGCTTGAAGGCCACGGCCTTGGTGGTCACGGCCTTGGCGTCGGTGAACATCGTGACCTCGGCAGCCGCCTCCAGGCGCATCTTCGCCGAGCCCTTGATTTCGCGCCCGGTGATGTCGACCTCGGAAGAGCCCATGAGGGCCATGAACTCCACCGACCCGCCCAGATCCAGATCCAGGCCGATGGACGGCAAGGCGGTCCCGCCTGTCACCACGCCGGCGGCGTAGGTGCAGCCGATCAGGATGTGGCCGGTATTGTCCGCAGCCACAGGCAGCGGCGCCTTCCAGGCCGTCATGACCACGCCGGACGGGTTGGCCAGGGCCTCGGGATCGGCCTGTTCGATGCCGACGAACTTGAACTTGATGGCCGGCTTGGCCCCAGGGGCGAGGGAAATGGTGGCTGTGCCGCGGGCGTCCTTGACCCGGTGCGTCACGCCATCCACTGCGTACAGGATGGACAGCGATTCCTGGTCGGTGGTGATGGGGTTGTAGATCACGTGCGCGCCGGCAGAGACCGTTTCGGCGAACGCGCAGGCGCGGAGCAGCTTGCCCCAGGCGGGCGCCGTCCCGGCCGTGCCGGATCCGGCCAACTCGACCTCGAACTCAATATTGACCGGGCTGTCGCCAATGAGCTGCTCGGCCGAGCCGAAGAACTCGCGCAGGTAGTCGCGCTCCACGACCTGGTCGTCATAGCCGATGGACGCGTTGCTGATGAGCAAGGCGTCCGTGGCCGCGGCCGGGGCCTCGTACGTGCCGACGTCTTCCTGAATTTTGGCCAGGATGACCATGTTGCGGAAATATCTATTTGCCATTGCCGGCCTCCTTGTTCTCGTTCAGTTTTTCGGCAGGCTGCGCCGGCGTCTTCTCGGCTTCGGCGGGCTGCGCCTGCGGCCATTTGGCCTTTTGCAGCGTGCCGTCCTTCAAGGCGTAGTAGCTGCCGCCGGACTGGGGTAACGGGTTACTCATGGAATCCTCCGCAGTTCTTGTTCCAGGGTGAAGATAATCTCGTAACCGAACACGCCCTTGCCAGGCGCGACCGGCGCGACCTGGTCGCGACCTTTTGTGAGCGGGGCGTCCAAGATCATGACGCCGACGAGGACGTCCAGGACCTGCTCCATGAGGGCGAGCGCGCCCTGTTTGCGCTCCTGGGAAGAGCGGTAGCGCTTGGACAGCGCGTACACGGCCCAAGCCCACGTGTCGGGCTGCACATGGGCGCCCATCATGGTGTTTTCCTTCGGCGCGCCCCCGGCGTAGACCACCCAAACGGCCTCGCCCGAGAACCCGTAGACGTCGTCCTCATCAAGCCCCAGGGGCATGGGCCCGACCTTCACGGCGGCCGGGAGCCCGGCGCGCAACAGGTCAAGGATCGCGTCTTCAGCTGTCTGCCTGCTCATTTCAGATACCCCCAGATGGTGTGCTGGATCTCGTCCCAGTCGATCGAAGCCTCATCGGGTAGGAACGGCCGGGCCGGCATGGTCACCGATTTCCGCACGATGCCGCCAAATGCCAGGGCCTTCTTGGTCTTCGGACGGATCACCCCGCCGAATTGATGGATGGCCGCGTATGCGACATTGGTGCTCACCTCGACCTGCTTGGCCGAAGCCTCGGATGTGAACGAGGTCTGAAGTCTCGACGTGTTGACCAGGGTCTGACCGCCTTTTTCTCTGACCCTCGCGGACGGCTTCCAGGGCTTGCCTGCCGGCGACTGCCCCTGCTCGAAGGCTTCGTCCGTCTGGTTCATGACCACGGCCCCGATGGCGCGCATGACCGGCGTCATGTCGTCAAGGCGCTCCGCGACACGCTGAAGCATGTGCAGGACAGGCTTGGTGTCGATCTCGATGGTCACGCCGCTCACAGCGTCCTCCGCGACATGAGCCGTGGGCTGGCCGTAAACGACGCAGTTCCCTGGCTCGGCTCGGCAGCTCCGCCGATCTCCGCGCCAAGGGCCATCTTGCCGGTGGCGATGGCTTCCAGCAGGCGCATGCACCTGGCCGTCTCCCGCTGCCACGTTTCCGGCTCGTCCACACCTGGTCGGCGCAACCAGAGCTGGTGAACTGCCAACTTGGTGGACAGGTTCTCGATGAGCGCCGGCACCACCGCCAGGGGCACAGGCTTCACCGTGCCGACATAGGCGTCGATCTCCCGGTCAGCCTGCTCGATCGCCTCTTCCAGCACTGCGATGACCGCAGAATCCGAGAGCAAGCCTGCTTCCTCGTCATCGGCGAGCTGCAGAACAACGGACTCGGGTAACAGTTTCAGAATGGCGGCGGCGGTGCTGTACATGGCTATTCCTCGGACGCCTTTTTGCTGCCCTTTTTCGAGGCTGGCTTGGGCTCTTCCGTTTCATTCAGGGGTTCTTCTGGACCTTGCCCCTCGGCCTCCGCTACGGCCGGATCCACGTCGACGTCCTCTTTGAGAGGTACTCCCTGACCCAGCTCTTTGGGCTCGTCGGCGACCAGCTCCACGACGAGCATGGGCTCAGCCTGCAGCTCTGCCAGCTGCTCCAAGGTGAAGGCGTCGGCCTTGTGCTCGACCGGCTTGGCGCTGTGGGCCATCCCGCAGCGGCGGAAGCCGTCTTTCTTCGCGGTGATGATGATCATGTTCCTTGCTCCGTGTTCATGGGGCCGGGATCAAGCCCGGCCCCTGGGTTTGCCGTTACTCGCCGGTGCCGGTACTGCCGAAGGACATCTGCCAGAAGGCATAGCCGCCGGCGGCGCGGGCTTCGGCGCCGAAGCGGTACTTCTTGCGCATGAACACGTTGTCCGCCTGGGGATCGGTCTGCTCGACGAACACCGGGGCCTTGCGCTCCTGGTAGACGTAGGGCTTCACCGGCATGCTGGTCACGTGCAGGAACCAGGCAGTGGTCGAAGTCAGGCGCGGGTTGACCAGCAGCTTGGCCGTGCCCTTGAAGGGGTTCGGGGTA